AAACAAATATTTGTTCTAAAATAAAATCTTTATCATTAGGTGTCAGGCCAAAAAAAGCTTGCGCCGAGGGGAAGGCGCACCTCCGAACTTTCATGACAATTTGAACATGTCATCCATGCTTTCATTTCAATACCTGGCTCGTAATTGTCAAGAAACTTTCTTAATGCCAAAGAGTCTCTAGCAGGCATATTTCTAACAAAAAGTCCAATTTTATTTTTATCTCTAATATCATCAACAGCAACAATTGATCTAATTAATCTATCAGTAACTGCTGTATCATTTTTTTGAAGACCTTGTTTCTTTTTTCTTTCTGCTGTTTTTGCAATATCTTGTTCGTCATGACCTGTAAGAAACTTAACTTGAACAGACTTTTTAGTTACTGGAAGCTGAACTTCAAATAAATTTGCTCCTTCTGCAACAGGACTTACTTCAAGTCTTTTAATTGCTAACTCTGATAAATCAAAGTCATTTTTTGCATTTGTTCCACACGCTGGGCAGTCTACTTCAACTGAATAGTCTGCTCCGTAACCTGTAATTCTCAAAGCAATCATAAGAGCGTTTCTGTCGCCGCTTATAAGCATATCCGGATCAATATTTTTATCAACTAAACAACTTCTCATTAATTCTGAAAGAACTGTTCCTTTTTTAATTAGTGCCCTGCTTGTTAGAATATCTTCTTCTTTAGCTGTCATTGGTCTAATCTCTAAAGTTTCTTTTCCATAAACAGGACTATCTACTGGATAAATTAAACCTTTGCTAGGTAGAGGAACAGACTCAATAGGAATATCTAAACCAAAGTCTTCTTCTAAAACATTAACCTTTTTAATAGGACTGTCTCCTCCTACAGGAACACCTCCTAATAGTTCACCTCTATCTGACATAAACTCACCTTTTCTAATTCTCTCTAGAGATATTATACCTTAATTTTTTAAAATTGTTTAATTATTTTTTTTTAATTTACTAATCTTTCAAAAGTTCCTACAATATCATCTAATTTAATAGTATCTTCTTCATCTGATCCTATATCTTCTCTTCCTATAAACTTCATAGACACTGATCCTCTAAATATACCATTTTCTAAGTCTTCTGCAGACATATTTCTTGAATTAATATTTGTTGTAAAACTTTCTATTATTCCAAGTGTTACATATTCTTGTAAAACTTCTCTTACTCTTCTATCATAGTCTGTAACAAAAGATTCTAATTTAGATGTATAGTTTTCAAATAAAAACTCTCTTATTGTCATATCTCTGATTCTTTTTCTAATTTCAGATCGAGCTCTTCGAGTTCCTATTGCTCCTGCCAAACTTGGTTTAGAATCATCTTCAGTTCTTGCTGAAGTTACTCTAATTTGACTTCTACTTTGTGCAACTGTATTAATGTCTCTAGATCTATAAAGTTCTCTAAATAAATTGGTATTGTTAGAACCTAGATCATTTAAATCATTTAAAATTAGTTTTAAACCGCTTCCAACTTCAATTTGCTGGCCACTTGGAGACTCGCCAATATCAGTTCTAGATATAACTCCTAAAGCTCCTATAGTAGGAGGAACTAACTTTTTAATTGTACCTAAGGAATCCTGTAGTAATGTAGCTTCAGTCTCTCCGAAATAAGATGCATTATAACTGCTAAAGAAATAATTTCTTCTATGCGCTTCAGCAGTTCTTTCTATAATTGTTTTATCTTGATCTTCAACGCCATCAATTGCAGCATCACTGGCAAAAGTTTCCAAATAATGTTTTTTAGATCCTGTAACAATCTCATAATTGTAGTTAGTTAAAGGCACATCTTGTATAAACAAATAAGTCTTTTCTTCAGACGCAAAAGCAGCAGAATTTTTACGCAGAATATTACTTTCTATTCCAGGCATACAAACCATATCACGAAGTAAAAGGTTTTCGTCTTTGATTAAATTCGCTGCTCTATCATAACTTATAATAGTTGGACCATTTAAATCGTTATTCAAAAGCTCGTTATTCTCTTCTCTAACACATGCATCTGATGTAAAATTACTTTTATCAGCGTCAAATATATTTGTTCCATCAAAACCACCTGCCAAATAAACTGAAAATGCCATGTGTTTTGCATTGTCTTCTGCAATTAATTTAAGTCTTTTATTTTCACCATTTTTATCATAATTTTTTAAGTCATTATTAATGTTAAGATATCTAGCAAATTCACTATGCATTAATGTATTGCTTTGCATAGTTGACAAGTCTTTGCCATCTCTTCTATAAGTAGCTAAATTCCAGTTAATAAAGTCTATCTTTTCACCACCAGAACCTGTATGAACAATAATTTTTTCTAAATGAAATAAGTTATTATTATAAAGATCAGCATTTATACTATTATCTTCACTAGCTGCTACGCCATCTTGCGTTGCATCTGGTAAAAACATTGAAAAGTCAAATGTTTTTATGCTTTTACTTGTTACTAATCCAGAATTTTCATAATGACTTTGATCTTCTGAACTAGGCTTTTTAATAAAATCTAGCTGTATTCTATTTTTAGGGTGTGTTAAATATCTATAACTAAATCTTGTATTAATACCCCACGTAGGATTTTCAATGCTCGCTATTGCAGATTGCAAATCATCTATAAGAGGAGAAAAAGTATTATTTAATTGAGTTTTTAGTTGAATTGTCATAGGTAATGGACACTGTGATACACCTTCATCAAAGACGTTAATATCAATAAGATCAAATGGAGAAATATTTGACAATAAACTAACATCATTATGTTCAGTCATTATATGACGATACCCTCTAAAACCACTTGGCATTGTTGTTGAAGGTATTTTTTTGTTTTCAACATCTTCGTGCATTTCTATGCGAATATATTGACTTTGATTTGGAAATATTCCTTTTGATACAACTTTTTGTTTTTCTACTTCAACTTCCCAGTTATAGTATTCATATTGTGAACCTATTTTTTTAGCAATATAATCTTTAGAATCCGGATTTAAATTGCATCTTTCAAATTTTTCTAATATAAAATCAGATTTATAGTCAACAATTAAAACTCTAAAATAAGAATAACTATTGCCAGGATCTGTATTATTTTTTTTAACAATTCTTCCAATAGAGATAGGTTGAATAATTATATATACATTTTTGTTTCCAATTGCGCCATCTGATCTTGAATAAAACTTAAATAGATCGCATATTGATTCAGTTAAACTAGTTCTATTAATATTTTGAACATTAAATGTTTGTGATACTATCCAGGGCGTTGATGCAGTTCTATATCTTGACCTAAAGTCTTCAAAGTTAGGATTACTAGCGTTACTTGTATTTCTATCTAAAGAAGAAGATAAAATAAAAGTTGTATATCCACTATCTAAATGTTTTAAACCTCCATGAAATGAACGTGATGGATCATAAGAAGAATATAATAAATGACCTTTTTCTTCTATTTTTAACGGGTCTGTATTAAAAGTATCTTTGTAGTAAAAGTTACTCTTTCTATTAAAGTTAAATATGATCTTGTTGTTTTCAGAATGATTATAACCGTTTAAAAATAAGCTGAAAATTCTGTCTCCTGCTTCGTTTAGACTTCCGCTACCTATATGTTGACCTTTATCATTACCAGGCCCGTAAAAACCTTTTGCAACTGAATTACTGCTTAACAGAGAATTTGATGCTTCTACATTAAGACCTGGATAAACTCCGCTAGGAAACATTAAAATACCGTTAATAATAGGAAATAATTCTTTGCCTTTAACATCTTCAGTCAAGCTATTAGCTATTCCATCAATACTTGTCATTTTACATTGTTCAAATGACTCTGTTAAAGGGTGGAATATAACATTGTTAGTAATAGAACCTGTGCTTTGATAATAAAATCCGCCTAAAAAGAATGTTCTTCCAAGTGGACCGCCTTCATTCGCGTATACGTTACTACTAATCTTGCCATGATTTGAACTACCGCTTACTTGTTCTGCACCAACAACAAAACCTGCTTTTTCAACAATTCCTCTAGAGTTTGTTTTTTTACCATCACCTGCGCCTAAAATCCTGATGAAGGATACTTGTTTGTCAAGGCCTGTTAGCCATTGATCTGCTGCTAGTCTAGCATTACTTGTTACATTAAAACTACCTGTTGGATCTCCAAAGTATCTTGCAAAAGAGCTTAAGTTTCCACCAAAAAGTGTGGGTCTTTCTTCACCCATTGAAATAAAACTCTTAGGTACGAATGCAGGACCTTTATGAGCTGTGCCTATGATAGCACATGTATCTTTTCTATAATCAATAGTAGCAAGAGACTCTTCAATTATGTTAGTCTCGGAACTTTCAAAACTCGCTATAACTTCAGCCGACATATTATATCCTATTTTAACGCAGATTTAATTATAATTATCACCTTGCGTTACATATCATATTTTTTCTAAAAAGCTATTCTGCGTATACTATAGTGCCTAAAATAATACTACATAAATGGCAGAGATTATTTTAGGCAGTTAAAACTTAAGTTTAGTATTGTAAGACACAATTATCGAAGCGAATACCTAAAGAAATCTCTGTAGGCGTTCCATCATCATCGTAGCTAAGCTGACCGTAATCAGCAGACTCAATAAGACAGCCTTTCATATCCCATAACTCAACAACTGTTCCGACAGGATCAAGAAGTTTGATTTGGCAGTCTCTCTTGTAGAAATCTGCATAACCAGCGCGGCCGCTGACTGACTCATAGTGAGTTCTTAACCACTCCATAACCTGCTGAGCAGCTGATGGTGCGATGGGATCATAAAGTGTAACGTTCATTGTCTGGAACTCATAGCGTCCAGCTAGATATCTTGTGCTATTAATAAATTTAAGCGTCTGTGTACTTCCGTTAAAGTTTGGTCGAGCAGCGGTCTTCATCAAGAAAGCGTCAATACCTTCAAGAGCGAAGACCCATCTATTTTGTCTTTTCGGCTCAAACTTGTTGGGAATCATTTCAGCAACTGATAATGTCTCTGCCATTTTAATTTATCTCCTAATTCTCTACTATTAAATATGCGTTTTATTCGCTAATTGTGTTAGTTACAACAAAATCAAGTGAAACAAACTCAACAGACTTTGTTGGTTGTAAGAAAATACGTCCTCTAAGAGTATTATTTTCTACATCAATCTGAGTTGTTGTTGAAGTATCAATTTGAACTTTATATCTAACAACACCACGTCTTTGCTGAACTCTTTGCATAATTGGCTCAACCAATGCAGAGAATCTAGCAAGCGTACTTTCTCTATTTGGCTCGAAGAGTAATTGCTCAGCAACTTTCTTAACCTGTCTTCTAAGACTAATAAGAAGTCTTCTTACATTAACTCTATCAAGTGCTGATGGATCTTGTAATAATGTCTTTTGTCCAAAGATATATGTCTCTTCTGTTCTACCAGCTGGAACATAAATTGGGTTAATGTCAACATCATAAATGTCATCAAGCTCTTCAGTTCTAAGATAAACGTCAGCGCCAATTGCTCTT